CAGCGGGTCCGACCAGCCGAACGAATAACGCTCGCGGGCCTTGTACCGGACGTTGCCGGTATCGAAGTCGCCGTCCATGCTGTTTTGCAGCGGGGTACGGACGAAGTGCTTCAGGCCGTTGGGAACGTCCGTGGTCAGGAACCACGCGTTCGTATCGGTCAGGAAGTGGTTGACCGTGTAGCCTTCCGGAACGGCGCCGTTGTTCTTCAGGGCGTTGATGTCGTTGTTGTTCGTGCCGACACGGAGTTCCGTCTCAAGCAGACGAGTGGCAACGAACATCAGGGCCGGCGGAACAATCAGCTTCTTCGGCTTGGCGGCAATCAGCAGATTGCGCTCATCGGTCCAGGCTGCGATCTGAATGACTGCGGCCTCCAGAGAGGTTTCATTCAGGTCAGCCTGGGTCGAAGGCGTATTGCTGTTGGTCGCGCCGCTGGTGAGCGGGTGAGCCGTCGAGAACAGCGCAACACCGTCACCGCCGACGTAGCCAGCCGAGAAGCCGTTGTTCAGAACGGCGGCGGCCTTCACTTCCTTGGTGTACGCCATGCCACGGGCCAGAGCCTTGGTGTAGCGAGCCGAAAGCGAGTCATAGAGGTTGTCCTCGATGGCTTCTTCCGTCAAGCTGAAACCCATTGCAATGGTTTCGTGGTTGTAGCGGGCGGTCCAGGCTTCCTGCGCATTGTCATACGCAACCGCCGTACCTTCCGGCTTCACCGGAGCAGCAGAGAAACCCGAGAGCTTCGTCTCTTCTTCGAAGCTACGCTCCGAACTTTCGACCTCATAGATTTCCTTGTGCTCCTGGCCGTAGCGGGCGTACTCCAGACCGAACAGAGCGTTCAGGCCAGGAAGGAGTTCCTTGAGTAGTTGGGCACGAGAGATGGCCATGATCTAACTCCTATCAGGCGGTGGTGCTGGAGTAGTAGCCGTGGCTCAACAGGTTCGGCTTGACCAGAATCTCAGGATAAACCGTGAAGATGATGGTCGAACTCGAAGGAATGTTGGTGCCAGAGCCCAGGACGTTCGGCTGAGCGTTCAGCGTCAACGAAGTTGCCCCCGCCGAAGCCGCAGACGCCAGGAACGAACCCGTCTGAATTATCTGACCGTTGGCGGCCAAATACGCCACGCTCGTGCCCACCGGCAGTGCCGCCGGAGCGCCCGTACCAGTCAGCGTGAGCGTCGTGGAACTGGAGCTTCCAGTGGCCGTGTAGGTAATGGCCGTGTCTTCCACCACACCCACGCAACGCACCGGGAGGATGCTGGTGACAGGAGTGGCGACCGGAGCCAGAACAGCGTTGCTTGAGTTGCCGGTGTTGACGTTGCCGGCGCTGTTGTCAATCATCGACAGGTTATTGCCGATCATCGCAACTGCACCGGAAGCCACCACCGTGGTTGCAGAGCACACAACCGCCTTGAAGACCGTATCCGGGTCTTCGCAGACATAGGCCGTGCAGTCACCAGCCAGCGTGCTGGCGGGCCAGAACTGAGCGAATTGCTTCTGCTTCGTCTGTGGGTTGGTGTAGGTGCAACCGAGGAAAATGCCCGTGTAGGCGTTTGAACTCGTGGTTGCGCCAATAGCAGCACGCAGAAGCATACCGCCGGGGGCAGATGGGGAAACACGGACAAAGTCGCCGTAGAAGATGTTTGTGCCGTACCCGTACTGAATCGGGTACTGACGAACACCACCAGCGAACACCTGACCGCCGATCAGATTGATCGGCTTTAGCCCGTAAGGGGCCGGGATCTGGGGATAGGGCATGGTAGCCTCCGAAAAGGATTACTTTCCAGTGCCAAAGCTGGTCGAGGACTTGCGCTCCCTGAAGAGCGGCATCCGCGAATCGCTTTGACGCATGTAGTTGTTGTCCACAGCTTCCGTCTGAGCGTTCGTCTTCGCATCGATAGCCTGGGCTCGCTGCTTGAGAAACTCAGTGGGCATCTTGCACAACAACAGACCGCCGATCTCAATGTGGTCCTTGTATCGGCTTTCACGGTCAATGAAGAACCTGTACTGCGGCTGCTCCTCAACAGGAACCGGCTCCCACCCCTCGCGCAGCTTGCCCGAGATATTCCTCGGATCAGCGCTGTTCAGAATGGAAACTCGGACCCAACGATACGAATACCCTGCCTGCTTGTCGGGCTCGGGCAACATATCGGCGTCCACCCACTGCTTCGGACGTTCTTCGACCTTGCGGGCTTCTGCTTCTCGGGGTTGACGGTTTTCAGCCATTTGCATTCTCCAGTTTCAAAGCGGCACGGGCGTACTGTTCCGGGGTAAGTCCAAACTTCTTTGCCAGTTGGACTTGGGTTGCCGTCAGCTTGATCTTGTTTGAAGATGTGCTGCGGGTTGCCGGCGCAACAACTGTGCTGGGCTTTGCCTTGGGCTCAGCTTTTGCAGGTTTTTCCGACTCCTCAGCGAAAGCCTCTGGAAATCGGCGGCGCATTGTCTCGTCCAATGTCGCGTAGTAGCTCTCGGTTCCGATTGCGGCACCGGATCGGACCAGCTTTTGGTGTAGCCCGAGCGCTGCCGCAGTCATTTCCTCATCCTGACCGTACCAGGGATTGCGTTGTTGCCAAGCAATGGCCTTCCGGTCGGGTGATGGTGCTTGAACCTGCTGGCGCGTTTGTACAACATTTTCTTCTGGGTGTAAAGCAGGCAACCGGAAGTTTTGCGCTTGCGACAGTTTCCACTGCGCAGCGGTCAGTTCCTGCTGTGCATCCAGCAGTTTGTCGGCGTCGCCGGCCTCATAGGCTTCCTTGTACGCCTTCTTTGCCATCACAAGTTCCGCCTCAGCGGCACTCTTGACGGTCGATGCGTACTCCTTTTCGCCGACGCTCAGCAGGTTCTTGATCTTCTTGTTCTCTTCGAGGAGCTTTTGAGCAAAAGCCACAGCTTCCTGCTGCTCTCGAAGGGCAGATTCCTTCTCCCGCCGCTCGTCATGCCAAACCTTGCGCATCTGCTTGAGCTTGGTCTTGACCCCTTCGTCGTAGGAATCAAGCTCATCCTTCTCAAGCTCCTGCACAAGCTCCTTGGGCATGGGAGCGCGCCCGCGATCCTCGGGGGGAGTGTCGTCTTCGACCTCTACAACAAGGTCATCCGAGGCTTCTGCCTCGTTTTTCTTGTCTTCGATCTCATCGGGGAACTTGAACTCTTCAACGTCCGGCTTGTTCATAGGCATTTTGTCTGCTCCTTGTCAAATCACTTGCGCTTGATGCCACGGGGGTCTTCAACCACACCTTCAACCGTGTCGTCGTTGATGATGCGGAACTCTTTGCCGTGAATCACCAGCCGAGAACCGGCGTGGGGCCTGATCAGGATGAAATCCCCGGGTTTACACCAGGGTCCGCTTGGGAAGCGCTTCTCATCCTTGTAGCAATCCGGGCCCAACTTGACCACAAACAGCACCGTGGTCAGCGTTTCTTCGATCCGGATCGTTTCATCAGCCTTGATCAGGCCACTTTCGTGCTCTCGATCCACCTCCGGCACCGCACAAAGGATGCGATACCCGGATGGTTCGGGCAATTGCATCGCTTTTTGCTCAGGAGTGGCGTCAGGACGGTACATGCCTACAACTTGAGGATTGCTGGGGTTTGTAGCCAGCAGAATTTCACTCATCCAAGGTCTCCAATCGACGTTTCAGGGCTATGGTGTACTCTTTTGCGGTGAGCAGCCCTCGAATCTCTCCGCAAAGTCGCTTGTAGTCCTCAAAAGTCTCTGCTTTTCCCTCTGCAAGGAACTCTTTGAGTTGCATCAGCTTGTCGTCAAGCTCCTTGAGGAGCATGTCAAACGCGTCCATTTACTCTCCCTTGGGCTTCTGACGGGCCGCAAGGCGCTCTTGCATGGAGCGGAGCTTCTCTTCATTGGACATTTGAGACATGTGCTTTACACCTTCAAGCAGCATGTCCCGCGCGTGTAGCCGTTTTTCCTGCTTCATTTCCGCAACGGCCTTCATGGCGTCCACATTGATCCGGCGGGACTCGTTTTGCTGCATTGCAGCGATCCGCTCCCGCTCAACTTGGATCTGTTGAGCCTTGGCAGCCGCGTCCATCTGGTCCTTCTGGACCTTGCGCTGCTGTTCTGCCTGCTGAATCTGCAATTCCTGCATCTGGATCTGCACCAACGGGTCTTGCATCTTCTGCTGCGCCTGCTGTTGAGAGACTTGCGCTTGGTTCTGCTGGAGCAAACGCTGTGCAGCCTGGGCCAGAAGCGGGGCAAGTTGAGCCTCCACCCTCGGATCCATGTTTACATCCTCGCCTGCCTCGTCCTTCTGGGGCGGCAAAGACATGCCCAACTGCTGCTCGATCTGCTTGCGGTACTCAAATCCCAGGTGTTCATTGATGTGGGCAAGCATGGACTGCATCAGCGCTTGTGCTCCAGGGTTGTTCTGAAGCAGTTGCTGAATCTTCGGGTCTTGCATCGCCGCCATGTGGACGGTGATGTGGGCCTGATGGTCCTGATACATGAACGCCTTGACCGGCTTCATCATCAGGATGTTCTGGTTCTCCGACACCGGGTCCGTGGGCTTCTGGTCTTCCTCCATCGGCACCAGCTTTTCAGCGTTCTTGATGCCGAGAACTTCAAGCATCTGCCGGTGAAGCAGGGGCATGTTGTAAAGCTGGGGGCTTGCCTGCGCCAGTTGAAACACGGCCTGATACTGGACGATCTTCTGCGCCATCGTTGATGCGTTCGGATCGCTGACCGGGATCACATCAACGTCGTCGTAGTCCGATTTCTTGGCGCGGCGGTCACCCTCATCGGGCTCGTAGTCGTACTCCTCGGGCGTATAGTCCCGAATGATGTCCCTCAGCAGGCCAAGCTCCTGCTTCATGGAGAAGTGGATACGCGCCTGCACCGCGCTCATCGTCTTGAGGGTGCGCTCAAGGATCGCCAGGGTCGTGCCCACAGGGGTCTGGGCCGACATGTCGCTGATCTGAAGATCGGCAGTGTTGGCAAAGCGCCTGCCCTCTTCAATGATCTTGTCCATCAACCCGGCAAGGGTCTGGGACGGCTCCTTGTAGGGAAGCGGCAGAAGGTTGTCCCGCAGAACTCCCGACGGGATATCGACATCTCTCCACTCCCCAGGGGAAATGGGGGTGTCGTCACCCTTGACCCGCATACCACGGGTCTTGAAGCCGCCCGGAAGGTTGGACAGGGTGCCCGCATCGACAAGCTGCCGAAGCAAAGAGGTGCCACTCTTTGCATAAGCGCCGATCAGATGGATCAAACCGAAGTGGTAGAACCCAAAGCCAGGGATGTACCCGTAATGGACGATGTGGGTCCGCTTCTGCTTGCTCTTGTCCTCCGGCCTCCAGTTGCGCCGGACAGCCAGAACTTTCGCAGACCCCTTCTCAATGGTGACGATGTAGGGCAGCTTGATGCCGTTTTCATCCTCGTAGCCGGGAAGATCCAGTTCAACGTGCATCTCAAGCAGCTTGAACCGCTCATCAGACGTTGCCCGAAAGCCCAGCTTTTCGGCAATCTTCTTCTCGATGTCATCAAGGATGTTCTGCGGTTCACCAAGATCCACATCCCGGTAGAAACCTGCCACTTGAAGACGCCGAAGTTCGTTCTCCGTCTTCCTCATTACATGGGTTACACGAGGAGAAGAGGCTAGATCTGCCGCACCATATGGCACAACAATATCTTCTGCCGGAACGAACATAGATACTTGCCGATCAAGATGTGGGTCGTAATAGACCTTCTTGAACGCATTACCGGCTAGTCCTAGTCCCCAAAGCATCCGCTCATGTTCAGGACGATATTCCGTCATAATATCCATGAGTTGATGATTCATGTCCTCCCGGACACGCTCTGCGGACTCCTTCTTTTCCGGAGTCTCCTTGCCGATGATCTTGGTCTTCACCGGGCCGGCAGCCGGGAAGGTGCTCATCATCGTCTCTGCCTGGAACTTCACCAGCGCTTCTGCGAGCATGGGGTGGTAGACACCGCAGGCTCCTTCCCAGGGCTCGGAGCGCTCTTCGATCTTCAGGCCGAGAAGCTCCAGACCATCCACGTAGGTCTGCATCCAGTCTTTCCGGCTGGACAGGTCGTCCGTGTAGTCTTGGAGAAGCTCATTTGCCAGTGATTCGAGGGCGCTTTTGTCCATCTCCTCGGCAAGGTTTGCGTCGAACTCGTCGCTCGTCTCTGCCTGGGGGGTGAGCTCAATCTCAAGACCGCCCATTCCAATGGTCACCGAGTCTGGGTTCTCGATCTCGATCTCCAGAGGCTCGCCCATCTCCGTATTC